AGGCTAATATGGAAGCAGGATGAACCAGACTATAAGATTGCTGCCATGTGCGGCGTAGCTCCAAGCACCATCCTAAACATCCGAAAAGGCAACCATGTGCCATCTGTGGTACTCGCAGAGCATGTATACGAGATACTTAGCGGCAAATCACTTGGAGACCTCAACCTATGAAGCCCCTACCCCTACCAATAGCAGTCGGAGTCGGTGACCTTGAGCTAGCTCAAGAGCGCGGCAAAGCATCATCACAACAAGTGGGCGGTGATCACTATTCCACAATGGCTATCCAGCCAGCAGAGTATGCACAGCGCAATCAATTAAACTTTATCGAGGGGTGCGTCGTCAAATACGTATCACGACACAGAAACAAAAACGGAGCAGAGGACATTAAAAAGGCAATTCATTTCCTCAACCTACTGCTCGAAATCGAATACAAATCATAATGAAACTACTACACGGAGACTGCCTAGAGCAGATGAAGACACTTCCAGATAATAGCGTTGATGCTATTGTATCAGATCCACCATATGGCATCAGCTTCATGGCTAAGAAGTGGGATTATGACGTTCCAAAGGTGGAAGTGTGGAAGGAGGCAATGCGGGTTCTGAAGCCTGGTGGTCATGCGTTGATTGCTTGTGGCACGCGGACGCAACACCGGATGGTTGTGAATATCGAGGATGCAGGCTTTGAGATTCGTGATGTGGTAAGCTGGATTTACGGGAGCGGGTTTCCTAAGTCGCTGAATATTGGGAAGGCTATTGACAAGCGGGGCGGGCATAACGTGTCATGGTTTGGCGAATGGTTGCGGAAATGGCGACAGGAAAACAACATCACACAAAAGGAAGTCGCGAAGCTATTTCCTAGCAAGACGGGCAACTTGACGGGATGTGTGGCAAATTGGGAACTAGGTTTAAACCTGCCAACCTGTGAGCAATTCAACACCATCATTAAAGCATTCAACTTACCATTTAAAGACATTTACGAAGCCGAGCGCGAGGTGGTGGGGACGCGCACAACAGGTCTAGGCACAGGCAACGGCGCAACACCAATAATGGGAGACAGCGAAAACAGAGACATCACAGCCCCCGCCACCGATGCCGCGAAGCAATGGGACGGCTGGGGGACAGCACTCAAGCCAGCGTGTGAGTTCTTCACCCTGGCCCGCAAGCCGTTATCAGAGAAAACCATTGCCGCGAACGTGTTGAAGTGGGGAACGGGTGGGATTAACATTGATGGCTGCCGGGTGGGGACGGAGGTTATAAAGACACAGGCAAAGGAAAAAGGCAGTAGCTTCACAAGCGTTGGGTCGTCTCAAGGATTCAATGGCTGCCCAGAGTCCATGCACCAAGGCCGCTTTCCCGCTAACCTGATCCACGACGGCTCGCAGGAGGTGCTGGATGGCTTCCCAGAGGCGGGCGACAAATCACCGAGCCGCTTCTTCTACTGCGCCAAGGCAAGCAAGAAGGATCGCAACGAGGGCAACAATCATCCCACGGTAAAACCTACCGCGCTGATGGCCTACCTCTGCCGCCTCATCACGCCCACAGGTGGCACGGTGCTAGATCCGTTCATGGGCAGCGGCAGCACGGGCAAGGCAGCGATACGCGAGGATTTCGACTTTGTAGGGTGTGAGCTTGATGCAGACTATTACGCGATAGCTACGGCCCGCATAGATGCAGAGCAGAACAGAGAACCAGAAGAACCAGACCAGAAAGAATTATTTTAACATGATACAAACAAAAACAATGAAAAACGAAACAATGAAAAAACAATTAGACGAAATAACGATAGAAGACGCCTGCCAGTATAATCAGCTAAACAAGCTACAGGGCAACACAAGATCCAAGATGGTTGATGCATCGCGCTCACTCCACCTATATCTGAATGACGCGTTGAACGAGTCATATAACTCGAACCTGTGCAAGATCTCACGGCGACTACAAGCCGAGGGGTTCAATGATGCGGAGGCAGTCAGGGTGATCTACAGTATTAACGGGCATCGTGACCCCGTTGGCAATGAGGTCGAGCGGGCTGTGGATCTTGTCTACGGGTCAGCATCGGGCGAGCCTGTGAAGACATCCAAATGGCCTGTTTTTGAGACACCGCTTGAAGAAGTCAACGCCAACATTGAGCAACGCAACATTAAGCCGATGAGCGAGGCTGAAATCGTGGCTGATCTAGGCGACACGCCAGAGATCGATTGCGTGGCTGACTTCATCGCTGAGTTCTTCAAGGGAGTCAATCAGCCTGTTTACATTGGCAACCGCTACCACGGCATCATTGAACACCCATCGACATGGCTCATGATGCCAGAGGTGATTGAGGATTCCAAATACGACCAGGTTCTTGCATGTCCAATGAAGCGCAAGCTCACAGCAGATGAGCGGGTCGAGACTATTACCGACGCTAAGGGTAAACTAAAGCTGAAATACCCAAGCGGAGGGCGTGGCTTGGAGTTCGCCAGTGACAAGCTCAACGTCGTTACGTTCGAGGCAGATAAGATCGAACTAGAGATGCAGCTTGGTGTGATCCACTATCTAGCTAAGCACCTGCCGTTGGTATCGTTGCTCTTTAGCGGTGGCAAATCCTACCACGCCACGTTCTCAACCAATGGTGTTGATGACATCAACGCACTGAGGCTGATGCTTGTCAACCTTGGCGGTGATGGCTCCGTGATGTCACCCGCACAACTCACACGCCTCGGTGCTGTCAATCGTAGCGACGGCGCACAAGGATTACAGCGCGTGCTGTGGATGAACGGCGACGCTAGAAGCGAGGTCGTCAATGATGAAAAGCTGGCTGAGTTGCTTCCAGATGCACCGAAAACAGATGTTATCAGTTTGGATAATACTTACTATATGCGAGGCACTTACTTTGTAATGGATGCCACAGGGGAGCGATACATACCACTTAACGGTGAGGCAATGACACGCCAACTGCGTCAGCTTGGTTACTCAAAACGGGAGTTTGGCGGCGAGATGAGTGCTGTTGACGTGTTCAAGGCTAATGTCGAGATGCACAACACCATTGACGCTGCGGGCGCACTAGCTGGCAGATCAATCGGATGCCGTCCGATAGGTGGATCCTCTCTGAAATACCTGGTCACTCGGAAGAACACCAGAACGATAGCAAGGGCGGGTAAATGGGACAACATCAGGACGTTGCTAACTAATCAATACGGGGAGGAGCAACTTCAATACCTCTTTTCATGGTTACACAGAGCGAGGCAGCAGCTCAACGATGAGACATATAACGCAGGCCACTCGCTGGTCATCTCTGGCGGCGTTGGCGGTGGTAAATCTCTAGGCACTAATCTGATCTTCACGCCGATGATGGGGGCTGTCGCTGATGCTGAGCGGGCTCTCTGTAAAGACAACCAGTTCAATAACGACTTGATCGGTGCTGAGGTGCTGCTTATCGACGATGTAAAGCTTTCGCGGAAGATGGAAGACAGAAAGAAATTTGGAACCAAGATCAAAGGCCTCACAGCATCCTCTGGCAATGTGAGTTGCCACCCCAAGGGCGTTGATGCGTTCACTTTGAATCCACTATGGCGGCTAATTATCGCCATCAACGACACCGAGGATGATCTCGGTGCAATGCCTCCGCTGGGTGAGGGTGATGAGGACACGATCGGGGACAAGGTAGTTCTATTGAAGTGCTTCAAGCACCCTTTGCCATTTGTGGGGGATCGGGAGCAGTTCGCCAAGATAGCTGCAATGATAGCTTCTGAGTTGCCAGCGTTCGCTGCCTACATTGATAGCTATACCATACCAAAGGAGATCCAAGGGGGTGATTGCCGTTTTGGGTTTGACTCATTCCATCATCCTGACTTGCTCGATGTGCTTAACCAGAACAGCAACGAACGTACGCTCTTGAGCGTGACCACTGCTGTTCTGTTTAGCGATGAGTTCAGAGTAGACATTCTGGAGGAGGCAGGCACAGGCAGGCGTTACTGGCGGGGAACCGCGCAGGAGTGGAGTGCTGCCCTACTGAGTAGCAAAGATATACCATACCGCGTCAAGGGAACCATCGAGGGAGAGTTGGCATATGGCGACTCAGCCGTGAAGGCAGGCCGCAAGATGGCTGCGATGGCTGCGATCTCGGAAGGCAGAGTGACCAAGGGGCGCACTAATCGTGGGGCTGTGTGGACTGTGTGGGACGGTGGCAGTGATTCAGAGCCAGAGCCAGATAATTGCCCGTTCTAATGGGGTGCTGGATGGGTGCTAAAAGCGTGCTGGTATAGAAAATCGTCATACACCTTTTTCAAACAAGATTTGAAAAAAGGTGTATGCGGTGCTGGACGAGTGCTGGATGAAAACGCCCTATCATACACTAAAAACCCTTTGAACCATAAGGGATAGGAGAGATAGTGCTGGTAGTGTAGGATATATATATATATTAGTATTATAAGATAATAGGGAGTGATACAGCGTGGCACACCACATTAAACGTGATACTTACGTTGGGATATTGGCCATACGCCAGAGGAGAAAAAATCATCCAGCACTCATACACTCCAGCACCAATGGCGCAGATGGTGCAGAATTTGCACATACTGGCGATCAAAACAAATTAGATCAATTCAGACTAAATAACTAGTTGACTACATCGCAGTATTGAAGTAGTATCAGCCATCAACCTGTAGGAAGGCTGGTGAATACATTTCTAGCCTCACCTGGCATTCCGAGCAGCCTTCCTACC